ATTTGTATACATTGTAGTTCCTTTATTTATCTCTTTTATTATGAATTTTGATTCTTACACCATGCCCTCTGGGCATGGTGTAAGAATCAAAGCTTCAACGTATAAGGACTAAATTTTTGAATTTTAATGCTTAAACAAAGCATTAAAATTTATCTATCCTGACAATTTTAATGGAGAATTAAAAGATAAATAAATTGTTTCTAACTCGTGATCATTTTCTTCTTTAATTTTATCATAAAGAATTGTTATAAAGTTTTTAACTGTTTTTTTATCATAATTTTCTTCTATATTTTTTAATTTAAAGGTAATTTTAAACCCTTCATCTAAAAGTTGTTTGTACCTTTTATTTTTTTTAAATGTTTGAAACTGTTCATTGGTTCCGTTGAGCACTATTTTATATTTTTTAAAATCTGTGATTGTAAAATTTAATGGTTTCATTACATCTTGTATATTTAAATACTTTATGGATAATTTAGGCATCTTTAAATCAATTTCATTATATTGAATATTTTCACCATTAAAATAAACCATACTAACAGTGTTATTTATAGATTGTCCAAAAGCATGTTGCATAGCTGATCCAGGATAGTAAATATTTGATTGAGTCCATTGTTTATTATGTACATGTCCACTTATAACAAGCGGATAAGATTCATCCCATTTATCTCCATTTCTACTTTCTATAGGTCCCATTTTACAACCATAAAATTCTTGATGGGCAAAAATGGCTTTAAAAGACTTTAATTCTTCCAGCTGAACTTTACTTTTTATAGCTTCCATAAACCTTCCAGGAGGAACATATGGAAGAAATAAAAATTTAAAATTAACGGCGTCGGGAAGACATGGCACTTCATATATTTCTACAGAGTCAACTATGGTTATATTTTTCCATTGTTTTAAAGCATTCATCCAATGATGATCTGTAAGAAATTGTTGATTATTCTTATAGTCATGGTTTCCTACTAACACAAAAGTTTTTATTTCTTTACACAAGTCTTTTAAAAATGTTATAGCCATATTTAATGGTTCAACATCTATTCTATCATGATTATCTAAAAGATCCCCTGCAACAACGACAAAATCTAATGCATCTTCTTGTTTTACAATATTTAATATTTTTGATGTGAATAAAGGTATGTATTCCACATTTTTAATTTTAAAGTGTGGATCTCCCACAAATAAAATTTTACATTGATTCATTTTATTTACTGTGATTAAAAATAAAAAAATCATTTTATGTTTCCTCTGATGCCTTTTGGGGGCATCAGAGGGAAAAAGGGTTTGGAAAGAGGTTTATCAGAATTTATCGTTTGTTAGGTGAAGTGTTTTGTTGGGGAATTCTTTTCAAATAAGAATTTAATGATTCTTTAGCATGTTTAAAGTTGCAACATTTTTCGCTTTTATTATTCAGTTCCAAGGTTCCATCTGAGTTAGTTTTAACTAAAACGATTTTCTTGCAATTGTTACCAAAATTGCACTCTTTCAACTCAGAGTACTTGTGAGCAAATCTGCATTTAGCTCCGTGAAAACACTTGGATTTCTTGATGACTGACAAGCATAAACGAGTTGGTTTTTGTTGTTCATCAGTTGAAATTGATGTAGATGTAGGTTTGACACCATTGGTTGGAGTAGGTTTGACACCTTTCTTTTGCTTCTTTTTCTTACCATCAACAATCAATTTTGTTGTTGGTGGAGGTAAAAGAGAAGCATAGTTAAGAGCTCCATTTATACGATCAAATGACGGATTTTTTTTAATATCCCACCAACTAGGAGATGGTGACTTTTCACCTTTAGGGGATTTTTCAACACTTTTAACTGGACTATTCATCCAAGCAAATGGTTTAACCACTTTTCGAGGTTTGTTGTTTAAGCTGGATAAATAATCTTTTTCTTCCTCTTCGGGATTAAATGGTTGATATTCACCATTATCAAAATCGTCTTCATGATGAAGATCTTCGTAATCATACAAATCTTCATCTTGAAAATCGTTATCAGAATCGCAATCAGAGTACAATTCTTCAAACATAGTAGCTTTTCTTTTATTACGGTCAAAAGAAGAATCTTCCATAATTAAGTTTGCCATAGTAGTATACTTTTATTATTTCTTATATTTTAATACGAATGTTTCATTTTTCTGAATTTGGTGGTACTTTATACCTTTGATGAAAACAATTTTTTTTTTGGTAAAAAAGTGTTTAAAATAAATGAGACTTCTAAAAACAAGAATCAAGGAAAAGGATGGTTTAACTTTAATGATTCTTGGTATTTATATGCTTTAATTTATACCTGTTTCGGAATAATGATTCTGGTTCTTATTCATCGAAAAATGACTAGACAAAGAGGAAAATGGGGAAAAAATCTTAATTTAAACAATATTTACATGTTTCAAGGAGCAACTCAACCTAAAGAAAAATCAGAATCTAGAGGTGAATTAGAATGTAGAAAGTTCTTGGAGACCATATTTCAACTACCATTTCCAAAGGCAAGACCAGATTTTTTAAGAAATCCAATAACGGGTAACAATTTAGAAATTGACTGCTTTAATGAAGCATTACGATTAGGTGTAGAATATAATGGCCAACAACACTACAGCTATACAAGTTTTTTTCATCGAAATACTGAAGCTTCTTTGAACCAAAAATATAGAGATGAAATTAAAAGAAGATTATGTCAAGAAAATGGTATTGTATTAATTGAAGTGCCATATACCATTAAATTAAATGATATTGGACCATTTTTAAACTTGAGGTTAAAAGAACTTGGATATATTTCACCTTAAATTTTTTAAACCATTTTTTATGGTTTAAAAAATCATTATTTTCGGGCGGGGCGTTGTGGTAATCATTGACGCTAATATTACGTTTAGTTAAAACATCTCTTTTGCGCTTCAAACAACCATAAAAGTATGCTTTATCAAACTGAATCAAATCATCAAGATTGTATACTTTGTACCGTCGGAGCAAAGCTCCGACGGCGCCATGCCTTTGGCATGGTACTTACCATAATAAAAACTTTGAGGTTCAACCATCTTTATTCTTTTATAACTTTATTTAACTTTTGTTTTCATGCTCAATTTCATTTTTTAAAATTGAATTTTAACTATAAAAAATCTTATAATAAATAACTTTGAAGTCTTTTCGACTTTAAAGTTTGATTAAAATTTTCTTTAGACATCTCTTTTAGAGTCATTTATGACCTTCATTTCTTCTATTAAATCCTGCTCGTTGATGATTCCATTTAACTCTATGTTGTTACCGTCAAACATAACTCCTTGAGCCTTTAATTTATCCTTAATCCGAACATATAACGTTTTAGAGTTTGGGTTTGCCTTAAAGTCAAGTAAAATTTCTAATTCAGGAAATAACAAGAGTTGCGACTTGATTTTTCTTGAAGTATAATCATGCTGAGCTCTAATGGTATAATAAGGCATATAATCAGGATCATTACGTTTGATGAGAACAAATCTCTCTTGTTTCTTTGGTGAAAGAGGGAGAGGTGCGCGATCTTCTACTGCTATGTTCAATTTACGTTGAACTTCTTGAACATCTGATTTTAAATCTTCATTCTGATCTTTGACTTCTTCGAGTGTTATGCCAAGAGAACGCATGTATTGTTCTTGTTTTTGATTTGCTAGCTTGAGATCAGTCATCATTTGTTCCAAACTAGTAATTTTTCTTTGAGACTCGCGATGGTTAAAGTAAAGCGTATATTCCACATACATTTTAAGGAGATCTTCGAGGTCAATATAATATTGTCTTATAATATGACCATTTTTAGTCTTGAGTTGCATTATGGCCATTTTAAGGTCATTGGGTTCCATAATTAGAAACTTTACACTTGCCCTGGCACCTTCATGAGGTAAAAGTGACAATTCTTCCTTAATAGTTGGATATAGTTCAATTTCTTTATCTTTTTGAGTTAATTCGGTAAAAGCAATTTCGTTGCGTTTAAGCATTCTGATAAAATTTTTTCTTTGTTCTTTCATTTCACCTTCATATCCAAACCATTCAAAAACCTCGGGGTGCAAGTGCACTCGGTGGTTTCCTACCATCACCTGCCAAAAATAGTTAAACATGACCATATTTAATTTAAACTTAGTTTCTTGAATAAACTCCATAATATCAAGTAGTTTATAACTTTTATCCAAAGCTTTCTTGATTTTAGGGTTGTTGGAACCATTTTCAGTGTCGATAACAACACCCATAAAATTAGACATAGTAGTAGACATAGTAGTATCCATAATTTATCAACTTTTATTTCTTCATTTATTTAATTAAAAATTTCATTTTTTAACATTAACAACTTCGACGTTTTCCTAATCAAATTTAAAAAATTTCATTTTTTAAATTTGAATTTTTAATCTATAAAAAAAATCTATAAATAAAATGGCATGTATTATCCATACAAATTTATATGAAGATAAAATACTTATAAAAATGCAAAAAGATTTGACAAAACACATAGAAATTGGTAATAAACAATATGGTACAAGTCAATCTAAAACTATACATATGTATTCAGTTGATGAAACAACTGAATGTAGACCCTGTAAAATACCCTTTAATTATGGTTTAAAGTTATCCTCAACTTTAAATGTTCAAGTGGATAGACCTCATCGTAAAGTATTGGGAACAATACAACACAGGTTTGAAGGAAGTTTAAGAGATGAACAGAAAGATTGTCGAAACAAAGCTCTTGATAAACTTCAAACGCAAAAATGTCTAATGTTATCTTGTTTCACTGGGTTTGGAAAGACTGTAACGGCCATAAATATGGCTAGCAAGATCAAACTTAAAACTTTTATTGTGGTCCCAAAAAAACCTTTACTTAATCAATGGAAATTAGAAATTGAAAAGTTTCTTCCTCAAGCAACTACTTTGATTATTAATCCAAGCAAGCTTAAATTGGACCAAGAAAATGTTCCAGATTTTTGTATTTGTAATGCTTGTAACATTCATAAAATTGATAAAAATTTTTTGAAACACTATGGTTTTGCTATAGTTGATGAAGCTCATCTTCAGATGACTGAAAAGTTGTCTGAAAATTTGTTGAATCTAACTCCAAGGTATCTTCTAGGCATTACGGCCACTCCATATAGAGAAGATGGTTATAATCAACTATTTAATTTATTTTTTGGAGATGAAAAGGTTTCATTTGCTTTAAATAAAAAACATATAGTTTATAAAGTTAAAACTGGATTTGTACCTAACAAAGATAAATATTTGAAATATGGCCCAAACTATAAACAAAAAATCGATTGGAATAATATACTTGACGAACAGGCTAAAGATGAAGAAAGAAATAAAATTATAATAAATATAATTACAAAATTTAAAGATAGAATCTTCCTTATTTTAGTAAAAAGAGTTGAACATGGAGAGTACTTGATTCAAAATTTAAAACAATTAGGAGAAAATGTAACCTCTTTATTAGGTAAACAACAAACATTTGATAAAGAAGCACGTATCCTTATTGGAACAAATTCTAAAATTGGTACTGGGTTTGATCATCCAAAATTAGACACTTTATTATGTGCTTGTGATATGCTCTCATATTATATTCAGTTTATAGGTAGAGTGATGCGTAGAAAAGATGTTGAACCTATCATTTTCGATTTGGTTGACTCGCATCCCATTTTAAGGAAACATTTCGAAAAACGATTAAAAGTATATGTTAACCATGGAGGTGAAATTACTAAATATTTAAAAAATGATTAAAAATTTTTGAAATAAAATGGAGAGCTTGTGTGTTGAATGAACTTTTAAAAATCATGAACAAGTAATTTAAAAACTTGAAATGGTTGCTGAAATACACAAATTACTGTAAAATTTTAAGGTAATTTAGAACTTTATTAAATTTTACAAGTAATAAACATGACTTCGAATTTTAAAATATTTGATCCGTTAGAAGACACCATTGCTGATAGTGTAGGTTCTTCAGGTGGTACTTATGTTGGTGATGTAATTGCTCAAGCACCGGCTAAATTTATACAATCTGCTATTCCAATTGGACCATTCGACTTGACTAACAAAGCATATGTTGATGCTAGCGATGATATTGGCATGCCACTTACAGGTGGAACTTTTACAGGTAATGTAACTATGGCACCACCATCTAAGTTGATCCAATGCGAACCACCAGTTGATCCTTGCGATGTAGCTAATAAGGCATATGTAGATTCTCAAGGAGGCGGTGGTGGTGGTGTACCATCTACAGGTGGAACTTTTACAGGTGATGTAACTATGGCACCACCATCTAAGTTGATCCAATGCGCACCACCAACTAATGTATGCGATTTAGTAAATAAGCAATTCGTTGACGCATCTTTTTTACCATTAACTGGTGGAAATATGACTGGTCCAATTTTTCAACCAGTAGGACCTACTGCTGATAGTGAACTGGCAAATAAGCAATATGTGGATGCGGAAGTTGCATTAGCTACTATTCCAGATGCAACAACTCTGATTAAAGGTAAAGTTCAACTTGGTGGAGATTTAGGTGGAAGTGGTACATCTGCTGCAGCTCCTATTATATCAAATTTAGCTGTTACAAACGCTAAAATGGCTAATATGACCACAACTAAAAAAATTAAAGGTTCAAATAATACTAGTGTGGTTGTAATGGATCTTGGGGTAGGATCTGGTTTAGATATTACAGGTACTGATCTTGTACTTAATCCAGCCTCAGCTC